ATTGGCAGTAGTTCAACATATTTTAACACAATTTTTGCCACTGCTACAAGTGCTCAATATGCTGACTTGGCAGAATTTTATTCAGCTGATGCTGTGTATGAACCTGGCACAGTGGTAAGTTTTGGCGGAGATTACGAAGTTACAATATCCAACAAAGACGCAGATCCGTGTGTAGCCGGGGTAGTAAGTACCAATCCAAGTTATATTATGAATGCCGGAATTTTTGCAGAATTCCCAACCCAGGTGGCTCTAACTGGACGTGTTCCGTGTCGTGTTGTAGGGGTTGTAACCAAGGGCGCCATGATGGTGTCGGCAGGCAACGGACAAGCAAGAGCAGAAAAATCTCCGGCCATGGGTACTGTGATTGGCAAGGCACTAGAAGCATTTAATGGTGCAGAAGGTACCATTGAAATAGTAGTTGGCCGCCTATAACGGCCCCGCAAGACAAGAATTTAACCCCAATATTCACTCTTGAGCGAATCCTCACTACAAAGGATGGTTTTTCTACGGCCCCGGTAAATACATTCATAAATTGGAGATTACCATGGCCGTCACAAGAATTAAAAATAATCAGATTACTGATGCAAGCAACGGAAACACACAGCTGGGCGTTAATGCAGCAGTAAAACTGCAAAATTATTCCGTTACAGCGGGTAAGCTAGCCAACAGTCTTGTTTACGGTAGTGACTTGACAGTGTCAGGAAACTTAACAGTTAACGGTACAACTACAACAGTTGACACAGTTAATACATTAATCAAAGATCCAATCCTAACTCTAGCAGACGGTCAAACCTCTGGCAATCCGGTAGTTGATATCGGTTTGCTTGGTCTCCGTGGAAATCAATTGAGTTCGTTCATTGGTTGGAACGAAGGCAATACAGAATTTGCAGTAGTTCTTTCCAATACCACAGCCAGTAACACCACAGTTGTGATTACTGAATATGGTAATTTTCATGCTAACAGTGTAACAGTTGGCGGCAACTTGTCAGTTGCTGGTAACATCACTGGTTCATTCAATCTAACAGGAAATTTAACCGCAGGTAATTTATTGACCACAGGGTTAGTAAGTGCTACGTCCAATGTAACCGGCGGCAACATATTAACAGGTGGATTAGTAAGTGCCACTGGTAATGCTACAGCAGGAAATGTCAACACAGCCGGTTTAATTAGTGCCACTGGTAATGTAACCGGTGGTAATGTGTTAACAGCTGGCCTAATTAGTTCCACTGGAAATCTTACAGCTGGTAACATCAGTACAGCAGGTAATGTTACGGCCGCCAACTTTATTGGTAACATCAGCGGTAATATTGATGCTGCAGGTAGCAACACAGAAATTCAGTTCAACGGCCCTGGTGATGTATTAACAGCCAATGCCAACTTCACCTACAACTATGCCACTAACTTAATGACAGTGAATGGCGGCAATATTGCCACAGGTAATTTAAGTGCAACCGGTAATACTACATCTGGTAATGTCTTAACAGGTGGCTTAGTAAGCGCCACAGGCAATTTAACTAGTGGTAATGTTAATACAGCGATTGTCAGCACCACAGGACAAATTGTATCGACTGCGGCTGGAAATCTAGACACAGGTGGCGGACAAATTTACCTCAACGGCACAGGCAACAACAGAATTGATTTTAGCACAGCAGGCACAGGAGCTCCAGCATTTACTACTCGCAGTGCTGGTGCCAAACTTGTATTATTCCCTAATCTTGGTAACGCAGCAGCTGACTATGCATTTGGTATTGATAGTGGCACATTGTGGTCTGGTGTACCTGATTCAACTGGAAATTTCAAATGGTATGCTGGCACAACAATAGTAGCAAATTTATCAGGCACAGGCATTATGTCGGTGTCGGGCAATATCATTGGTGCAAACATTTTAACTGCAGGTCTAGTAAGTGCCACTGGCAATGCCACAGCAGGTAATGTCTTAACAGGTGGCTTAGTAAGCGCCACTGGCAATGCCACAGCAGGCAATGTACTCACAGGTGGCCTGGTTAGTGCCACAGGTAATATTACAACAAGTGCTAACATTGTTACAAATAATATTGTTGGATCAAATGTAACCATTACATCTGCAGGCATACTTGACTTACTGCCAACTGGTAACATTGCAGTTAATAGTAAAAATATCAACAACTTGGCAGATCCTGTTCAAGATCAAGATGCTGCAACTAAAATTTATGTTGACACAGTGGCACAAGGACTTGATATCAAAGCTTCTGTGGTTTATTCTACAGCCAACACCTTAACGAATCTCAACGGTGCATACACATACAATAACGGTGCTAGTGGAGTAGGTGCAACAATTACATTTAGTGGCACAGGTGCATTCACACCAGACGGTACCGCAGTCAGTGTTGGTCAGCGTATCCTGGTTAGAGACGAAGTAGGTGCATTTGTCAATAACACAACACCAAGTGCAGCTTTCAACGGTATCTATGTTGTTACCGATGCTGGCGGAGGAACCAATGCGGTATTGACTCGTGCTTTAGACTTTGACAACGGGTCACCGAGTGGTGAAATTCCTGGTGCGTTTACCTTTGTAGAAGCAGGATCAACCTGGGCAGATACCGGTTGGGTATGTACAACAAATAATCCAGTCACAGTGGGCACAACACAAATTATTTTTACACAGTTCTCTGGTGCAGGTAGTTATACAGCCAATACTAGTGCTGGTATCAGCTTAACAGGTACAGTTTTTAGTGCCTTGGTTGACAACAACACCACAGCATTTGATGGTGGCGGCAACATCATTGTCAAGGCCGGTGCAAACTTAACAACTCCAAATATTGGAAATGCAACTGGTAACAGTTTAATTTTAACCGGTAACGGGTTGATTGAAGGCACTACACTCAGTGCAACAGGAAATGTAATTGGCGGCAATATAACCACAGTTGGTTTAATTAGTGCCACAGGCAACGCCACAGCAGGCAATGTACTCACAGGTGGATTAATATCTGCAACCGGTAACGTCAACGGAGGTAACTTAATTTCATCTGATTTAGTACAAGGTGTTACACTCAGTGCATCGGGCAACGTGATTGGCGGCAATGTCACAACAGTTGGATTAATCACAGCCACAGGTAACGTAACAGGTGGTAATGTGTTAACAGCTGGCCTAGTAAGTGCCACCGGCAATGCCACAGCAGGTAATTTAACCACAGGCGGATTAATCACTGCCACTGGAAATATTACTGGTGGTAATGTGTTAACAGCTGGTGAAGTAAGTGCCACCGGAAACATTTATGGTGGTAACATCAGCACAGCAGGCAATGTTACCGCCAGTTATTTTATTGGTAACATATCTGGTAATATTGATGCGGCAGGTAGCAACACTGAAATTCAGTTCAATGGCCCAGGCGATATATTAACAGCTAACGCAAACTTTACATACAACTTTGCTACTAACTTGATGACAGTTAACGGTGGTAATATTGCTACTGGCAATCTTAGTGCAACTGGTAATGTAAGCGGTAATACTGGTGGTCAATTTGGCAACATTGTAATCAGCGGTGATAATATTACTGATACAAATGGTCGTGTAAACTTTAACACAGCCGGCGACGATGTTGACTTTGCAGTAAACGGTGACACAGTGGCCAACGTATTTTACATTGACGCTGGTACCGGTACTGCTAGTTTTGGTAGTGCAACACAAACTACTAATGCAATCGTAGCGTTTAACGCAACCAATAGTATTTTGCTACCATCTGGTACATTGGGCGAACGTCCAGCCACTGGTGTCACAGGTATGATACGTTTCAACAGCACTAACAACGGTCTTGAGATTTATGACAACAGTGAGTGGACTCCGGTTGGAACAACAACCTTTACAGTTATTGCTGATGAACAGTTCAACGGTGACGGAAGCACAGTAGCATTTACTTTGTCCAGTACACAAACAACCAATTCATGTATTGTTAGTATCAACGGTGTGGTACAGATCCCAGGAAGTGCATATTCAGTAGCTGGCACAGACCCAACCTGCGTGTTGACATTTACAGAAGCTCCTGCCGAAGGGGACTTGATTGATGTACGTGAGATAACTACAACCACTACTGTAACAGCGATTAGTAACAATAGCGGTAATGCTCAGATCACAGGTGATAACACAGCAGCTACTATGACTATATTGGGTAACTTGGTTCCAACTGCCAACGCTGCATACACGTTAGGTAGCTCTACAAGTTATTGGCAAAATGTTTATACTGCTAACCTCACATTCTCTGGAGTATTGAGTGGTTCTAGTTTGAGTGCAAGTGGAAATATCACGGGTGGTAACTTGTCAGTTGGTACTGGTACAGTAACCACAGGTAACATTGTTAACTCTAACGCCAACGGTGTAGGTAACATTGGTAGCGCAACAACATATTTTAACACAGTGTTTGCCAAGGCAACCAGCGCACAATACGCTGACTTGGCAGAGAAATATGTGGCTGATGCGGCTTATGCACCTGGTACAGTAGTCAGCTTTGGCGGTGACAAAGAAGTTACACAAAGTACTGTAGATGCAGATCGTGCAGTAGCTGGGGTAGTCTCTACTAATCCAAGTTACATCATGAATGCCACACTCGAAGCAGAACATGTGGCTACTATTGCGTTAACTGGACGTGTGCCAACCAAGGTAACAGGCACAGTGGCCAAGGGTGACTTGATGGTATCCAACGGTGACGGTACAGCCCGTGCCGAGCAAGATCCACGAGCTGGTGCAATTATTGGTAAAGCTCTTGAGAACTTTGACGGTGCCGAAGGTGTTATTGAAGTGGTTATTGGACGTTTCTAAACCCCAGTATCAGGTACAAAATAGGGCTCTACGGAGTCCTATTTTTTTGACTAAATATATGATATTACGGGATAACCAATGGCATTAACTAGACCGCGTGCTGCGCAGATATACGATATAGATTACAAACAGGCCACGCGGGTTGTCACGGTTGTCAACATTACTCTCACCGGCGGTGCGCCCAATCAAGTTGACGGTGTAAATCTCAGCATAAACGATCGTATTTTAGTCACGGGCCAAAGCACTCTTAGCCAAAACGGCGTCTACTATGTTACTACCTTGGGTTCAGGTTCAAACGGAACCTGGAGCCGTAGCCTTGACACAAACAACACAGGCGAAATTCTCACCGGTACCATTGTTATGGTCACCGAAGGTACAATATACGCTGACACACAGTGGAAACTCATAACAGATGGCATAATTGATGTAGGTGTAACAGATCAAGTCTGGACCCAAAACTATTCTGCCAACAGCATTAGTAGTGGCAACAGTAATGTGGTTGTTCTATCCAATGCCAACGTATTAATAAGTTCGGCTGGCACAGCCAATGTAGTTGACGTATTTGGTACCGGTATTAAAATTACCGGCACAGAAAGTGTTACAGGTAACGTCACCGCTGGTAATGTGTTAACAGCTGGACTAATCAGCGCCACTGGCAACATCATCGGTGACTATTTTCTCGGTAACGTATTTTTTGCCAATGGTATTACTGCCAGTAAAATTTACAGTGGCAACAGCGAAGTTAATGTAACTGCATCTGGTGGCAATGTTAATGTCAGCATTGGCGGCACAAGTAACGTGGCCGTGTTTACTACTGCGGGCGAATATATAACTGGACTGTTAAGTGTAACAGGTAACACTACCAGCGGCAATTTAATAACTACTGGACAAGTTAGTGCCACAGGTAACATCACCGCCAATTACTTTTTGGGCAATGTAGCATGTGCCAGCGGTATTTTCTCTACAAAGATTTTTAGTGGTACAACAGAAGCCAATATTGTTTCGGCCAATGGCAATTTAGCGATCTCGGTTGATGGCACAAGTAATGTAGCGGTGTTTGCCACCACGGGTGAATATGTAACTGGTATATTAAGTGCTAGTGGCAATGTCACTGGTGGCAATGTTCTAACTGGTGGCATTGTTAGTGCCACTGGTAATGTGGGCGGTGGGAATATCAGTACCGCAGGTAACGTAACTGGTAATTATCTTATTGGTAATGCCAGTCAAGTAACCGGTATCAATGCATTCAGTCAAATTTTTGTAACCGGCACTGGCACGATAAACGCTGCCAGCTTGACTAGCAATGTGACATTTGCTGCTGGTGCCAATATTGAGTTGACCAGTTCTGGTAACATTATTACTATTGCTTACACAGAGTCTTCTGGAGGTAGCATTTTTGCCACCGGTGGCGACATGGGTCTTATCAGCCAGCCAGTTACTGCCACTGAGGACTTGGGTAGTGTACTTGACTTGCCATCAATCTCATACGATTTGGGATCTTTGTTCAGCGTGACCACAGTTAACCAGTTAGATGTAATTGGCTTCAGCGGCAACGTCAACGCTGCCAACGTAAACCTAACTGGGTTAATTTCAGCTGCTGGCAACATTACCGGTGGTAATATTTTAACTATTGGTGTAGTTAGTGCCACTGGTAATGTTACTGGTAATTACTTTATCGGCAATGGTTCTGCACTCACCGGTATTACTGCTGGAAGCACCATAGCTAATGCAATAAATATTACACTACAACAATCATTCGGAGGTTTTTAAATGCCAGCATCAACATCACCAATTTTTCCTAACGTACCTATTATAGGTATTGCTAGTTTAGTAAGTGCATCACCAGTAACAAGCCGAGCCCAAATTACAGGCACAACTGGCTTGGTAAAACTTACTGACACCTCAACCAACGGCACTCGTATTGACGCTATTGAGGTTGTAGCGCAAGGTAATAGTACAGCAGGTCTTCAAACTATTTGGATTTATAACGGAACTACTAGTTTTATGTTCGACGAAATCAGTATTCCTACTGCCACTGCAAATACTACCACCTTGGCGTCAGCAAATACAATAACGTATACCACGTTAACATTGCCCCCTACATATCAACTATATGTGAGTCAACAAGTGGCAAGTAACGTAACTATTTTTGCCTTTGGTGGACAATATTAAAAATGTTCAGCCGATCCTTTAAACAGGATGCTGGTTTAAATTCACAAAGCGGCATTGTTGATTTTAGTCAATCCACTGGGGGTTTTGCATTACCACAGGGAACTACTGCCCAGCGGCCATTAAATCCAGTTGCTGGTGCAACTCGTATTAACACCACTTTAAATGTTGTAGAAATGTACACTGGAACTATTTGGCAGTCTTTATCTAAATTAGCCTATCAAATTGATTATTTAATAGTTGCTGGAGGTGGAGGTGGGGGACAAACTATTGGAGGTGGCGGCGGAGGTGGCGGAGTCCTTACAGGATCAACCACACTTGTGCCTGGAACTGTTTATAGTTTTACAGTAGGAGACGGCGGTGCTGGAGATCCTGCAAACGGAGCTACATATGGTACTAGTGCTGGCACCTCCGGCGGAAGTTCACTAGCATTTGGACAAACGGCTGTAGGTGGTGGAGGAGGAGGCGGATATAATCAAACTACTAACTCTGTAAAAAATGGCGGATCAGGTGGTGGCATGGGTGCTGGTACCACAGGTAGTGTTGCAAAAGGATCACCTAATCAAGGTTATGACGGCGGCCAAAGTTCTGGTAATACCAATTCAGGCGCCGGTGGCGGCGGTGCAGGCGCTGTGGGCGGAACAGGAGTAAGTGGTACAGCTGGAAACGGTGGAGCTGGTGTAGCTTCTAGCATTACAGGAACACCTACCTTTTATGGTGGTGGTGGTGGTGGTGGTGCAAGAACTCCCGGCGGCGGTAGTGGAGGCACAGGAGGAAGTGGAGTCGGTGGCGCAGGATCAGCCACCGCAGGAACAGCCGGGACTGCCAACACCGGTGGTGGTGGTGGCGGCGGAGGATATAATAATACTGGCGGCATATCATACGCAGGCGCTAACGGAGGCTCAGGAATAATTGTATTGGCTATACCTAGTGCAAGTTATACAGGTACTACTACAGGAAGTCCAACAGTAACAATCCTTGGTAATTATACCATATTACAATATAGAACACCCGGATCGGCAAGTTATACAGCATGACATTTAGTAAATCTTTCAAACAAGACTCTGTGTTAACTGCCGCAAGTGGAATAATTAACGCTGGCACATCAACCGGTGCTTTAAATTTACCACAAGGAACCACCGCTCAAAGACCAATAAACCCACCACGAGGAACTACCCGAGTCAACACAACTTTGAATGTTGTAGAAATATATAACAAAGGCAGTTGGACAATATTATATTCTTTGCCTTATGCTGTAGACATTTATGCGTGGGGCGCAGGCGGAGGTGGTGGCACTGTGGGCGGCTGGACATATGGAGCTGCTGGCGGCGCTGGCGGAGCAGCATATGGACAATTACTTGTAACACCAAATGTGCCTTACACTGTGGTAGTTGGCGAAGGCGGCCGAGTCAACGGAATGGTTAGTGCCTGGCCAGGCGGCGGTCCTGCTAGTATTAACAATGTGGACAATAGATACGGCAGTGGAGGTGGCGGATATAGCGGAGTTTTTCAAGGTATACAAAGCCAAGTCAACGCCTTGTTAATTGCTGGTGGTGGTGGTGGAGGCGGATCAAGCCGTGCTGGTACTGGTAATGCAGGTGGCGCCGGAGGTGGAACAACTGGCCAAGATGGAACAGCAGCTTATGATGCTAAAGGACCAGCATACGCCGGTAAAGGCGGAACACAGGTAGCTGCGGGTGTAGATGCTTCTTCTGACAGTGCTAACTTTGCTGGAAATCAAGGTGCATTACAAGGCGGGAATCCAAGAACTAATTGTTATGGCGGAGCCGGTGGTGGAGGTTATTGGGGTGGTAGTGCTGGTGGATATACAGAATCCAATACAATGGGCGGAGGTGGTGGCGGAAGTGGTTACTATAAAACCGCTACATTTATAACCGCAACATTGACTCAAGGATCTGGCACAACACCAGGCGATAGTTCTAATACGTTACGAGGTAGTTACGGAGCCGCAGGGGCGGTAGCTACTGCTGGAACACAAGGAGTAGTTGTATTTCGATATCTTGGCCCACAAAAAGCACAAGGCGGATATGTAACCTCATCAGGCGGATACACTATACACACCTTTACTAGTTCAGGAATTTGGATACCATAATCATGTTTAGTCGATCATTTAAACAAAATATTTCAGCAATTCCTCAAAGTGGAATTGTAGATGCTAGTCAATCTTCAGGAGCAGTGATATTACCTACAGGAACAACTACTCAACGACCAACACCTTTATCTACAGGCGCTATGCGTTGGAATACTACAAATGGCAACATAGATTTATACACCGGTAATACTACAGCAGGTTGGCAAAATCCTGCAACTTATTCCGCAGGATATTTGATTGTTGCCGGGGGTGGTGGTGGAGGATCCTTTGGTGGCGGGGGTGGAGCAGGTGGAGTATTGGTAGGAACAACCACGCTCACACCCGGAACAGTTTATAGTTTTACTGTAGGTGATGGCGGTAACGGGGCAACTACTAGCGATAATGGAATTAATGGTGTTAATGGAGGAAACTCTGTGGCATTTGGTCAAACCGCGGTAGGTGGAGGTGGTGGTGGAACTCGGCAAGGTGCTGGTGCTGGATATGCTGGAACAGCTGGAAACGCCGGGGGATCAGGCGGAGGCGCATCTAATTCAGACACAGCAACAGCATCTGCAGGTGGAGCAGGGACAGCAGTGCAAGGCTGGTCTGGAGGAGTTGGAGGAACACTCACCACCGGCACCCCAAACTATTCACATGGTGGTGGCGGTGGCGCAGGCGGCCGAGGATGTTATGGAAAACAAAACGGCACAGTTGGAGCATTTGGTGGTCCTGGAATTCCTAACCCAATACAAGGATCTACAGTAGGTCAACTGTCTGGATCTACTTATTACATCGCCGGTGGCGGTGGTGGTGGCGTTTATAACAACGGTACTGTGGGATTGGGTGGTACTGGAGGCGGCGGTAATGGCGGTGGTAATTATGGCGGAGCTCCTGCAGCAACCGCAGGAACTAGTAATACTGGCGGTGGTGGAGGAGGTGGAGCTTATACAGGAGCCGGCGGAAAAGGCGGATCTGGCGTAGTTATTCTAGCTGTTCCTACGATTCGATATACAGGAACCGTCACTGGATCACCCACAGTTACAGTAGCAGGTGCATATACCTTAATTACATACACAGTTGTGGGTGCAGGAAGTTACACAGCATAAGCAGTAAATGCGAGCTAAATATACTCATATAGGAACTAACTAACATGTCAACACAAGTACAATATCGACGCGGATCAGGAGCCCAAGTAGCAGCTTTTACAGGTGCCCTGGGTGAAATGGTAGTAGACACTACCAATTGGGTACTCAACGTAGCCGACGGCGTAACTGTGGGCGGTTACAGCATGGTTGGAGTAGATGCTACACAGACTTTGACCAACAAAACATTAACAAATCCATCTATATCAGGCAATATCAATAACACCAATGCCAATGGTGTAGGCAACATTGGCAACGCAACAACATATTTCAATACGGTGTTTGCCAAAGCAACGTCTGCACAATACGCTGACTTGGCTGAAATGTATGTGGCCGATGCTGAGTATGCTCCGGGCACTGTGGTTGAGTTTGGCGGCGCCGAAGAAGTTACAGCCAGTCAAATCAGTCACAGCACAGCAGTAGCCGGAATCGTTAGTACCAATCCTAGTTACTTGATGAATGCCACACAAACTGGCAATCACGTGGTAGCAGTTGCTCTTGTTGGACGTGTGCCTTGTCAAGTGATTGGTACAATTAAAAAAGGCGACCGTCTTGTAGCCAGCGACATCACTGGCGTGGCTGCACCATTGAATAATGATTTATATCAACCTGGCTCAATCATTGGCAAAGCACTTGAAGCCTACGATAGTGAAGCAGTTGGCACTATCGAAGTTGCAGTTGGGCGGACCTAATGGAAGCACGATTTCGTGCTGACTATCCAGGTGAATTTGTAGTACTCAACACCACCTGGTCGGGTGGCAAGCGCACAGAACAACGCGAGTGGATCGCAAATCCAATTGAGAATCAACACATATCAGGTCGTGCAGTTGTCATAGGCAGTCGCGACAGTTTACAAACTCCATTTCCTCTAGGCATTGATTATAAAATTTTGCAACGACATCGTGGTGGTCTACTAGGCACCTTAAAAGTTCAAACCTACGGAACAGGCGCCATTGCAGAGGACATGCGTCTTGATTTTGCAGTTGATGTTGATACTGGTCAATTAAAAAAGTTAATTGATTCTGGTTATTATGAAAATAATGTAGTTTATACCACAGCAAGAAACTGTATTGAAAATCCTGGCAACTTTTATCTTATCCCGTTAAATCCACGATTGTTCCTGCCAGCGTTGCCAATCTACTTGGCAGCATTTGACGGACACAAAGAAATATTCCTAATAGGCTACAGCAAACAAATGGTTTTTGACCACCCTCGGTGGATAGATGAAATCGGCACAGTTATGCAGGCATACTCAACTATAAAGTTTTGGTTGGTAGGTGAACCCACTATCATGCCAGAAGTTTGGCTAGAATGCGCCAATGCGAACACCATGAGCTACAGAGATTTTATCGGTTACGCAGACGTTTGAACTGCGGATTCCATGGTCACAATTTTGTGACGCACACTATCAAAATTCACAGTTGACCATAGGCCAGGGTGCATGGGTTTTGGCCATACTCCGCTGTTGAGCCATGCGTATCCAGTGTGTTCAGAATTGAGCACTGGGCAAAATTCATTATGAATACTACAGAAAAAAGTATGATATGCAAATCCACCATCTGGGGAAGTAAATTTTTCCAAAGGAACCAATTTTAAATAGTTAGGCATGGCGCCTAGCTCTTCGGTGCACTCGCGAATAATTGCATCTATAATTGTTTCGCCTGATTCAATTTTGCCACCAGGAAGGCCCCATGTGTTGGGATGCCTAGGATCCTCACGCATAAGATACAGATATCTTTGTGTGGATATACTATAAAACCAAACTCCTACAGCAGTTATAGTATGAGATTCCATGTTCCTCCTGGATATAGGCCTTGGTAACTCTTGATCCAGGTTGATCCAGTCCACTCATATTGTAGGCTTGTTGTGATGTTGGTGACATATTGTAGGTTATCCGGGCTTGACGTGCTGTCAAAGCTGACAACCCATCTGGTGCCATCAAATTCTATGATATCATTGGCCTGTGCGACTAGTGGTTGTTCACTGACACCTAACCAAGCACTGGGATTTCCGTAATTGTCAAAATCACCAGTGGCTTCGGTCAACAAGTAGCGTTGTCCTACAGCAGCTGGTACTAGTCCGGCATCAGGGCCACTCAACAAGGGATTAATAACAGCATCTACTGGTTCTAATGTGTTGGCCGGAACTGTGGCTTCATCGACGGTGAATAGCAAGAATCGATCATCAGTTGGGTCGTAGGCCACTGTGCCATAAATCTCGCTACCATCCTCTTGCTCCAGGGCAATTAAACTAATGCCTTCTCTTAAGGTCCCGTACATGCCAACTACATTGTGCCAGAGTAAATTGCTTGGAGGACTGTCCGGTGCCACCAAACTTTCATTAGATTGATCCACCACTTGACTTTGTGCCAGCACTTGTAGTTTGTTGCCAATCAACAGGGTTTGGTAGCCAAAAGGAGTAAACACTTGGCGAGTACCCAACAACAAATCGTTATCAGTGACCGCTAAACTAGCATCACCGTTGGCATCGTATATGCTGGCAATAATGCGTTCAACCACACCCAATTTCTTGACTTTGGCCGGACTTGTAAGCCAAATTGGTATGTTAAATGTCAAGGTGGCAACGTCAATAGGATTGTCTGTGCCTACAGGAATTGTACGGCTAGTCCACTGAGTGCTTTCTAATTCGCAAACAGTTAAACTAGTCCAGTCAATGTAGTTGTCAGTGCTTTGAATTTCCAATGCAGGATTAAACAACACTAAAATTTGCTCTAGTAACTGCATTTTTTGATTGGTATTACTGGTCCAAATATCCAGTTTCATGGTCAGTTTGTACGGCACAGGCATGAGTCGCTCAATGGTGAATGCATTGCCCTGTGTGGTTTCGTAACTATCGGTGACTTCATCATAGGTGCGTTGCCGCACAGCGATATTACTAACAAAGTAAGGTTCTTGAATTCTAGGACGATCATAGTCCAAGGCTGAAATATAAAATGTCATCATGGGTGTTGATGGCATAGTACTGGCCGAATTATTGTTTAGTACTGTTTGAGCCTGACGTGACCAATCTCCATACTTGACTGGAACACGAATTAATGTATGATTGGTGCCCTCTTCGTTACGGCCATATTCCACAGCAAAATTGCTAAAAATTCTAGCAAACTGTAGTAAGAAACGACGTAACTGTTCGTCAAAAAAGAATTGTGTAAGTGCCATTATCGTCCTGGTGGTCTTGGGTTGGGTGGCAAATTACCGCCTTGGTCGCCGTTGTCTGCATTAGGTTTAAGAATCTCACTCAAACTTTGACGACTTGGAATATTGCCTATATCATTGGTTTCCACAGTGTATGTATTGTTGACGAAGCTGGCACGTTGAGTTTCTGCACCTGGATTGGCCAGGGCAAGATCAGTCCGCACCTTCTCTTCAATCTTGATCCAACTACGGCCATCATAACGGAACAAGCGATTTGGATAGTAATCTAAGCGTAGGGCATAATCACCTAGTACAGGATTGGCTGGAAAGTTCACACCTGGAGTTACAGGCAGGCCGTTAGGAGCAATGCCGTCACCGGTTAGGTAGCCCAGGGTATAGCCATCTGACTTGGGAGTAATACCCTCGCCTGGTTGTGTGCCATCCACTGTGGGATATGTATCGTCAGCAGTTAGGCCACTGCCATAATAGCCGGCTGGTTGACTGCCAACTGTAGTCGGCAAGATGTAAAACTTGACAGTATCGTAGCCTGACAGTGGAACTTCTGCATAGGCCTGTGTAAGTATAGCATCGTTGATCTCCAAGTCTTTTGGACGAGTACTATCCGCATCGCCTACAGTGTCGGGAGTGATAGGTAGCCAGTAGTTAGTGTCAGTGATAGGTGTTCCAGGAGGAACAGGTTGAACGGCTTGATAAAAAGTATTGCCATCCTGCACCTTGTCGCCTGTGGGATAAAAATTGCCTGGATCCCAGATATTGGGCGGCATGAATGGTTCGTCAATGATCTGTTTGTATTCTTGAGCATTGACCAGAGGAGTTGCTTTGACACGCCATAAATGTGGCAACCATGTTTGACTAAACCCTTCTGAAGCAAAACTAGCATCTTGAATCACATAGTAGCGTGGCAGTGCCTTGGCCAGGGTGGTGTCAAGTGGATTATAATCTTTTAAGTTTGGAAACTCTAATACATCTCCAGACATGAGCTTACGACCAAATGTATCAATCATGTCGTTATAGTGGAAGGTGATAAACAAGGTGTCATTGTTTAAGAACAAGCCAAATTGTGTTAGGTCAAAGTCAACGTCTTGTACGCGGTACACACCACGCATAATAAAAATATCTGGATCATAAGAACGATCGCGGTTTTCGCCCAGCAACAGGTCTTCAATGAATAAGGGATTTTGTGTGTCGTAAACTGGCAAGGTAGCGTCGTTATCTCCAGCATCTCCTACCTGTGGTCCGAGGTATTTGTGGATGTAAATGTCTAGTCCACCAACGGTGTACATTTCTGATATTGTGCGATCTAGGAACTGATAATCACGGGTTCTGTTTGGGCGGTAGAGCGATAAGCGTGGCATAGTCATGTATTTATGGGTTCTGTTGACCAGAAACTCTAAACCAGCTATAATTACTGTTATGAATGAATTGTACGAACGCATAGATCGCGCCATACCGCAAATAAATGCCCTTAAAAGCAAGGTAGCCAAACGCGATCTTATTAAAATGGTTCGTGGAGTAGACAGCAAAATGACCGAGCTAGATCAAGAGCTAGTAGAATGCCGCAGACGTCACAAAGAAACCGTTCGTTATCAAGAGCTCCTGCAACAAGCAACAGAGTTAGTTAATAATTTGGAAAAACATATCACCTTTGCGGCACTAATTGGTTGACATTATAAATTTTTAATATACAATAAAGACTATGGCTAAAAACGAAATTAAACGACTAAACCCTAAGGGTGCTGAAACCAAGTATATTGGATTTGAACCTGAGTGGAAATTCCAACCTACCTCAGAAACCCGTGTCAGCGCATTTGCCGCCGCCTTCAAATGGTATAACTATCACTATGGTAAAAAAGATGCCAAAGAGATGTTGTGTCATTACCTAGAGCACAACGGTCGCAAAGTAGATGCCAAAAAGATGCGTGGGCTTCCTGATAGTCAAATTCGCATTACGCCGGCTTGGGTGTGTCGTATGACCTTGATTGGCCTAGAATTGCTCGAACATGAACAATGCATTATTGATGAGCAAATTAGTGAAATGCTCAAGCTAAAACAAGAAGTGCGTAAGTCACAAGAAGAAAAAGACGACGACACGGCCGTTCAAAAGCTAACTATTCAAGACCACCTGCGTGAGAAAGTGTCGGAGTGCTGTGGCGAATTAGAAGGCATGTTTGATGACTTTATTGTGGCAGGTGCCAAGATGTCAGCAGATTTTAGCCCAATCAAACTCATGCGTGGTATGAACATCAGCCCTAACATGATCAGCACAGTGAGTGCAGTTTGGGAATTACGCTTGGCAGAATTTAACGAAGTGTTGGAAGGCGAAGATGCTGATCTAGTAGAAGGTTATAGCCATCTCAACAAGAATCAACTCAAGCAGTGTGTTAAGTTTTGCGAAACAGTGATCAACGACTGTAACAGTTACGTTCAACTAAAAAAGGTAGAACGCAAACCACGTGCCAAGAAAGCAGTGAGCCCAGAAAAACTCACACGTAAATTCAAGTTCATGCGAGAATTTGACGAGCTGGGCCTTAAATCTGATGCAGTTACTAAGCTAGTTGGAGCCAGCGAAGCATGGTTGTATGACACGGCCAAACGCAAATTAATCCACGTGATGGCCGACAGTCACATTGGAACCTTCACAGTTAAAGGCAGTGCCATTGTGGGTTTTGATGCCTTGTCTACAGTACAGAAAACACTTAGAAAACCAGCAGAACAAATCAAGCTGGTAATGGGCAGTAAGCCTGTGGCTCGTAAGGAATTTGAAGCAATCAAAGCTACAGAAACCAAGTTTACCGGTCGCGGCAACGAGAATCTAATCATACTCAAAGCCTGGTAAACTAAGTAAAGGATGCTGCGCAGTATCCCTACCAAAGTAGATTTCTACATTACCAACGTGTGCAATTACACCTGTGAAAG